GGTCTATCACTCGGTCCCAAAGGTAATGAAGGCAATGGTCTGCCAATTCTAGGCGGTGGTTGTCCTAAATTTGGATCAAATGGTGGTGGTGGTGTACCAATTCTAGGTTTGTCAATGTCCATTGGTCTTCTAGGTGGTATAGGGAAAGGCTTACCACTTGGTCCAACAGTAGGCGTGTCTGGTGGTATTATAGGTGTGTCAGGGCGTGTCGGTTTCCATCCTTGAGGTTTATACCAAAATGGATCTATCCAATAAGGAGTAGATGAAAAACGCATTGGGTCTTTGCTCCATGCTTCTTGGTCTATTCTTAGTTTTTCTAGTTGTTCTGGTGAGGGTCCACCTTGTCCCATATAAGGGTCTTGAGGTGTTGTTGGCGGAGCTGGTTGTGTTGGAATAGGCATAGGTCCTTGTTCCAATGGGTGAACAAATGGTCTTAAATCTTCTGGCGTAGGCTGTGGTGACCGTGGATCAGGAGTAAACGGAATAGGTCTATCGCTTGGTCCTAAAGGAACGCTGGGAGAAGCAGCCAATGGTGATGAAGGCGGTGGAGTTGGCGTTTCAATATTTTCACGCATTGCATCTTTCGCTGCAAGATAGTTTTCTGGAATTTCAAAATTTATAGGTGCTGGTGGTAACGGCATCATAGATGGCACCGCAACTGGTCTTAGCACCTGCATTGGAACACCTCTTACTTCACCGCCATAAGCAGCGTTTATTGGAAGGATAGTAGCTGATTCATCAAGCGGTTTTCCACCACTTAGCTCTGGAATTGTGCCTCTTGGCAACAAACCAAACTCAACTGGGTTCGGGGCTTCTTGCCCCATTCTTCTAGCTATCTCAGCTTCTATATTAAATCTTCCTGTTGGACCCATCGCTGTCATTGGTGTGATCGGCACTCCTTTCATGTTCTTAGTGTCTTCGTAAGCCAGCTTACCTAAACTAGCAGCTAAAGCTCCAATTCCAGCCATGCCTAGCGCATTACCCAAGCCGCCACCGCCACCGCCAAGTAAACCGCCACCGCCAAGCAAGCCACCACCGCCAAGTAGACCACCAGCTCCTGCTACGCCACCACCAGCAGTAGCAGCACCAGCACCACCAGCAATTTGTTGTATTATATTTCCAGTGTTAGGGTCTATCGAATATCCAGCTTGTTTGACCATATCTGCCCCATAAACATTACCAGCTTGATCGGCATAACCAGTAATCTGTCCAGACGCATTTGTTACTGGCTCTAATCCAGCAGCCATACCTTCGGCTCCAAATAAATTTCCTTGTAATCCGCCAGTTAGTCGCTGTATGCCAGAACCAGATCGTGACAACAACTCACTTGGATCAGTTGCCCCAAAAGGCAATCCGACCTCACCTGTAATTTTATTAATATATTCCCCAGTATTTGGCTCTAGGATATAATCATCTGGATTTGCTGATTTAAACACGCCTTTAACATTTGACATCAAGCTATCACCGCCAAACATACTGGTTCCGCTTTTATTAAATAGGTCAGCTATACCACCCTGTCCAGCAACACCAGTGTTTGCCCATGCACCAGAAAAGCCACCGCCAGATCTAAAATCAGAAAGGCTTTCTCCAAAGCTAGGTCCAGTCCTTAAAGGACCAGCCACTGATAGTAATGCCAGTGGGCTTGCATCGCCTTTTGCGACATCATAAACAGTTAGGGCTTTATCAGCCATTGCTGCTACTGTTTGCCAAGGACCGGGTATATATTGAGCTATTTTAGCGACTGGTCGTACTATCTTTTTGGCAAACTTGGCTATTTTTTTGAAGAAACCAAACTCTGGAAGCCCTGTGTGTGGGTTTAACTTAACGCCACTATCCAGTGCGCCAATACCTTGCATGACACGACTTTCTGGCATGATGTCGTATTGGTCAAATTTTCTTTCAAGATACGACTCAAATTCTGGGTCATCTTCAAGTAATGCTGGCGGAATGATAACATCACCGGGTTCTAAATGAGCTAACACAGTATCCGAACCACTGCCCATGTGTTGTATCTCCATAGCTTGTTCTGCTAGTGGAGCTTGTGCTTGTTGAGCCATTGCTTCAAATGATCCTATAGCCTGTATTTTCTCTTCAGGAGTTAGAGCACCTTGCTCTGCTTCAATCTCCATCAACAAACGCTGTTTGTCTTCGTCAGTCATTTGACCCAAACTAGGACTAGCTTGTCTAAACATTTCCATTTCTCTATTGGAAATAGCACCTCTAGTTGGTTGAACAACTGAGTTTGTAAAATCTTGGGACATGGAATTTATTTGATCTTCCAAACTAGGACTAGGACTAGCTTGTCTAAACATTTCCATTTCTCTATTGGAAATAGCACCTCTAGTTGGCTTAACTAAGGCTCTCATAGCTTGTACATCGGCAGATGTATCTTTGTATGGTCCTAAAACACCCATTTGAGTATCGCCAATCAGCGCATCTATTCTTTGTTGTAATTGTTCGCTTATTGCCATATTAACTCGTTGTTACAGTTACGCTCCCTATACTAAATGTAGCACCCAATCCTACTGGATAGGTTTGATGGCTATACAAATCCCTTAAAGAATTACCATCAAATGCTTGGTGAATCGCTCTAGTAGTATTAAATATTATAGCACCAGTTGCAAATTGTAATGTATCTATTTCATCATCGTTGTAGCTGGGCACTTGGTCTGGGTCAATTGCACTCAAGTTAATTTCTAAGATACGGACCAGCCTATTATAGAGCTCTGCTGTGACTGTACCAGTTTCAGCTAATGGCAAACGAGTGGGTAAAAGTTTGCTCATCTTCTGCCAGAAGGCTGAACATCAAGTCGAGTGCTCCCTAGTCGCCACTTATAATCTTTACGATCAGCAGTTGAATCATCGTCATCAGACTCAAAACGAAGCACAAACTGCCGACCTCTAGCTCTCACATAGCTTTGATTGGTAGTCGATGTTATCTGGTTTGTAGAGGATGTAGACAGGCTTTCCCCATTAAAGTTCCTATTTTTCAACACGATATTAACAGCTCCATTCGGAGATGTACCTGCTGCATTGACAAATTTAATGTCTGGAATGATTCTTTTAATAAAGGCAAACTGTTCACCATCGCCAAAATCTAGGTCTGCTGACTCGATATAAACATTATCCATTGGATCAGTGTCGTTGTTATAACCGTTTTCATGTTCATATAGATAATAAGCACTAGACGACACGCCAGTTGCTTGTGGTTTGTTTTGTATACCACTATCAACCCAAGCATGACGAACCAGAGACCCTATTGACCAAAGGTTTTCTTCGTAATTATACATTGCGTAACGAGATATTTCTTTGGTGCCATCTTCTATAGAAGGATAGAAAAACCATACTTCAGAGAACTCGGAGTTAAGAGCTACATGGCATTTGTGCGATTGTGACTGATCTAGGTCCAAAAACACATACTCTTGCACAGAGCATGGAATCTTCTGAACAGCACCATTATAAAAGTAAAAGCCTTGCTTGCTCATATAGAAAACTCCACTTGGAGCATTAACACAGGCTTTAGGACCTATCAAACCAGCGCCTTGATTAATTAAATTGATAGCAAAAGTCAATGGTGGTCCTATAAAATTCATTGAATACAGAGAAGTATCGGTCCAAATCAACACTTCTTGTCTCGCCTTTAATCCGCCAATAATAAGAGATCCACTAGATAGCCTAAGAGAACCAGCCGAATTGGTTGTTTTGGGTTCAAACTCCAATGAGTCTTCTTGATCTGAAAACGCTATAAACATAGGGTCAATAACGCCAGTTCTATCGTTGTTGGAATCTAACGGATCAGCGCCCAAGATAATTAAATGCCTGTCTGTTTCAGATGTAATGACCTGTAAGCCAAGGGTTGGTACTTTGTTAGCACCAGAGATGCCACTCAAAGCCACTGCTCTTGTTGTTAGCCCATTGTTTTCAACCCATTTATAGATTCCGCCAGCTCTGGGATTGATAATTAAATCTTCACCAAAGTTATCGTTAGTCCACAGCCTTAATTGGTTGGTATCGTCAAAAGATCCAGATGAGCCGAAGGTTCCAGAGCCCCACCCATCAATACCCCAACCAGTGCCTTGCACATAATCATCTAGCCCGACATTAATCTGATAAGCGCCAACAACGCTGCCCCCGCCATTACCGCTATCACTACTATTAGCTGTAACTGTATTTCCGTCAGTGTCTTTAGCTTCAACAGTATAAACACTGGTACTGGTGATAGTGGCAATTTGATATTCCTGATTAAGAACAGTTGCAGTAATTAAACCGCCTAGGGTAGCGGCACCACTAAAAGTAACAAAATCGTTTTTAACTGCTCCATGACTTGTATCAGTAACAGTAATGGTAGCATCACCATTAGACGCTGAAAAAGTTACATCACCAGCAGATGTGGTAGCTCTTATTGGCGTAACATCGTTGTAAGTGCCACCAGCTTCAATATAATATTTTAGAGTAGTGCCTATCCCAGTAAAGCGAGTCCCAGCTAAAGACACCCACTGGTGTAGAGCTCTTGCTATACCTAGGAAAGCAGTAGTCGAATATTTAACCCAACCACCAATCTTCTCAGCTCTATTTTTTCTAAATCTAATGTAATTAGCGTCAACCCAGCCACCTTCGTTGCTGTAGTCGGTTTCTTCTTTATTGATACCAGCTTTGAAATTAAATTTTGCTAAAGGCATAAGTAAACTCCTTGATAAAAGTTTACCACAAAATTATTACACTAAGCTAAACGAATAATAGCGCCTGTGGCTGTAGGGCTTGGGAATACAACTGTAAAGTCTCCAGCAGTGGATGTTTTGTCTCCACCAAAATCAATGGCACATAAGGCTTTATTGCTATTGGTTGAGTTATATAGCAAACAACCTCTAGCAGTAACAGTGGCTGTGCCAAATGTTAAGTCAGCAAAATCACAAACAGCAGTTGTTCCACTGGTAGCTGGGGTCACATTTGTCAATGCAGAACCGCCAGCGCTATAATTAGTACCACTTACTTCTTGTGAAGTTGAATACGCAGTAGTCGCAGCACCCATTGTTGCTGAACTTGTGTATAACGCTAATTTAATAGAGTCAGCTCCATTGGTTAGATTGTGACCCTCAACAAGAATCTCTTGTTTAAAACTTGTTGCTATTGCAGATGTAATTGCCATTTTAAAGCTCCTTAATAATCTTAGCCATGTCGCTGTGACCTTGGCTATTTAATAATCCTACAATAGTTACTCTATCAGATTCTATGGCACTTTTCATACCATTTAATATTATGACATAAATATGCTTTTTAAACTGTAAAGCCTGTTCTCTTATATGAGGTGGTGCTTCGGCTGAAATATCACAAATTTTATTGGTTATCATCTCAGCCCAAAACTCTGGGTCATGCCCTTTGTTTTGCGTTGTATGAACGCTAACTTGACCTAGTTGTATAAAGCTGTCTGTCATTATCCTTTATATGGTTCTGGTGGAACAATCTCTTCTTCCAAAGTTAAATTGTATTCTGAAAGTGTAGACTCTATATCTTCATAAGGTGCAATAATCCACTTCTCTTCATGTGGCACTGCTACTAATGGTTTTGCTAACCTATGATAACCATACAATCGTTCTGTTGCTGGCACACATGAATCGAGCACTGTTGAGCGTGGTGAAACACCGACAGTGATACCATTCTCCATCAGCTTGCATAACCAAAACTCGACACAAGCTCTACCAGCTTCAGCAAAATGTAAATCACTTGAATAAGAGAAGTCTATGCCAAACAAGTCAATCGCTGCTACTTTATTGTATAGAGCAAAAGCAATAGCGTAAGCAACTGTGTTGTTAAAGTAAGCACATTTAGCAGAGTTGGCAACCTCAACCAGAGGAAACAACACTGCATTAGGCACTCTTTTGTCTAGCTCACAGGTGTATATTGGTATCTTTAACTTAGGCAACAGCTTTTTCATTGCCTTAGTTTGCTTACCAGCGTCATTGGTATCGAAAAAACGACTTGCTGGGTCCATCATAAACAAACGATCTAGGTTAAACACAGAAGCTGCTGAGTTAATGCCCCAGACTTCATCCCAATCTTTGCTGTTTTCTTTTGAGATCACATAGTCTATTTGAGACAGACCTAGACCTATTAAGGCAATTCGCTTGCCTTTGAGCGATTTAATGGGCTTCATTACGAGATACCGAGTCTTAGACTATCGTATCTATATTCATCCCTAGTTTCTCTTCCTTCGCTTAAATTCT